CGGCGCAGCCATTGAGGTGCAGGGCAACGCGGGGCCAGAAGAAACAAAAGCCAAGCGCAAGAAAGCCCCTGCAAAAAAATAAGGGGGCATCATGCCAAGAGATATTAATTCGACAATCAAGACGGCTTTACTTCAACCAGAGGTAAAGCTTTTCTATGCGATTGAGTTGAACTTCTACAATCCAAGCACAAGCGCCGCCGCGCCCCTTCGGTTTTGGACGGGGGTGGGAACTACAACCCTTAACAGTCAAACCTATTATGGCACTGGCGAGTTATTGAAAATATCTGGCCTTGAGGAAGTAGCTGATTTAAAGGCCACAGGCATCAGTTTGACTTTGTCGGGCATCCCTACCTCAATAGTAACTGCGGCGCTTGCTCACGAATATCACGGGCGCTCAGCATACGTTTACTTTGGGGTGCAGGGAAATGCTAACTTAACCAATATGTTTGAGGGTTATATGGATCAGATTTCGATCCAAGATGGCCCAGAAACATCCACGATCCAAGCCAAGCTTGAAAGTAAGCTTATTGATTTGCAGCGAACAAGGCCATTTAGATACACTCAAGAAAGTCATTCAAACCTTTATTCTGGTGATACGTTTTTTTCTTTTGTTGAAGATTTGCAGGACAAGAAAATAGATTGGGGTAAAGGTGTTGAATGAGATACCAACAGGAATTTTTATCTTCTGTTTATATTGAGATCCAAGCTCTCATTCAGTTGCACTGGGAGCAAATTGCGCTCAATCAAGACGAAATCAAACTAAATCCTGATTGGGATCAATACGAAGCGGCAGAAGCGCAGGGCATTTTAAAGGTATTTACTGCCCGTGATGATGGGGTTTTAGTTGGGTATTTTGTGGTTCTTGCACAAAGATCGATGCACTACAAAGACCATATTTTTGCTTATAATGATGTTTTGTTTTTGCACCCAGAATATCGAAAGGGTTTGGCTGGAATGAAGCTTTTGAAGGTGGCAGAAAAATTCCTTAAAGAAGATGGCGTTTCTGTTTTGATTGTGAATACCAAGATCCACAAACCATTTGATGCGCTACTTGATAGAATGGGTTATACTCATATCGAAAACAATTTTTCTAAAAGGTTGAACTGATGGCGGTAGTAGGTGCGATTGTTCTAAGTGCGGCGGGTGTCACGGCAAGCGCAGCGGTCACTTACGCGGTAGGGGTTGCCGTTGTCGCAACTGTCAGCGCCGTTGCCTTAAACGCGGTTCTTGATGATAAACTAAAAGGTTTAGATCAAGGCGGGGCTTCTAGGGGGCTAACAAACCAGATTGATCCAGTAGGGGATTTTGACCTTGTTTATGGAGAAACCAGAAAAGGCGGCTTAATCACATATGCAGAAGTAAGTTCTGACAATAAATATTTGCACAGATTTTTAATTTTAGCTGGGCATGAAGTCGATAGTATCGGTGATATTTATATCCAAGATGAAATCGTAAGTTTTGCCTCTGGTTCAGAGGGTTATGTGACCACTGGCGCGGGTGGAACTAACTGGAACCAAAAAATTTATATTAAGAAATTTACAGGTTCCCCAACCCAGAATGTTTACAGCGATCTCCAAAGCCTTACCCACAAGCCCACAGATATAAACACTACGTTCAAAGGTCAGGGTATTGCTTGCCTTTATATCAGGATGGAATATGACGCCGACACTTTCTCGGGCGGCACTCCCTTGATCACTGCAAAGGTTCGCGGCAAAAAGGTATATGACCCCAGAAAAGACAGCACCAGTAGCGCTTACGATAATTCGTTAGGGGTTAGCAGCCACAGAACCAATGACCCCACCACATGGCAATATTCTGACGAGCCAGCGTTAGCGATTAGAGATTACCTCACCTCTGATTTTGGGGTTGGTGCAGATCAAGCATCCATTGACGATGATATGATCGCAACAGCGGTCGCAGCTTGCGCCTCAACGGGTACATCGGGTGTTGAGGAAAACTCTTTCAAGATAAATGGAACCGTCACAACTGGGGGAACCCCGCAACAGAATTTAAATGCGTTTATGACCACGCTGAACGGAACCTTATTTTACGGCCAAGGTAAGTGGAGGCTTTTGGCTGGCGCGTACACTTCACCAGACGCATCTGTAAGCGGGGCAAACGCTTTTGGGTATGACGATATTATCAGTGACATCGGCGTTTCTACGCGCTTCTCACGGCGTGATACGGTAAACACAGTTAAGGGAACATTTATAGATGGGTCGGCTAGTGGAAGATATATTCCTACAGATTACCCACAACAGCAAATCCCAAGTCTTTCAGAAGATAATGGTCAAGAAAGTGTGCTTGATCTTACGCTTCCATTAACAACTAACAGCGCAACGGCGCAGCGTCTTGCGAAACAGGTTCTTTTTGTTGGCCGCGAGCAAATATCTGTTACAGCGACATTTACCCTTGAGAAGGCTTTTGCTGTTCAAGTTGGTGACACAATCGAATTGACCCTTGATCGTTATGGTTGGACGCGAAAGCAGTTCAAGGTCATGGGTTGGAAGATGAGCGGCCTTGATGGCTCTAATCCTTCTGTGAGTTTGAACCTACAAGAAACCTCATCTACTGTTTATCAATGGTCAGTGAGCGCGGATGAATATCAAGCCATTACGCATAATAACACAAGCCTTGGTGACAATACGGCTGGGTTGGCAATAACGGGCTTATCAACCACCCTTGCATCAACATTGCAGACAGATGGAACCGCAATGTCGCGGGTTATTCTTTCGTGGAACGCAGTTTCAAACGCTCAGATAAGACACTACGAAGTGCAGTGGAAGCCGAGCAGTCTTTCAAATTATTCCTCAACGATTGCGCCAAATAACGCCATAGAGATCGAACCTCTCACGGCTGGCACAACCTACAATTTCCGCGTTAGGGCTATCACTGTCAACGAGAACTCTGGGGCATACGCAACAATCAATGCAACGGCGGTAACGGATACAACCGCCCCCCCTCAACCCCAAGCCCCAACAGTTACGGCGGGTGTAAAGCAGTTAGAGATTTCATGGGCTAATTATTTTGATCCATTAAATCCAACAGATCCAGAACGGCCCGCCGATTTTGCTTTCATGGAAGTTTTTGAAGTAGTTAGTGGAACTACCTATCAACGAGGGACATCAGCGGGTACAAGCTTTGTGCATGGGGGATTAACTCAAAACACAACTCATACCTATAAGATAAGGGCAGTTGATTATTCTGGAAACGCAAGTGCCACAAGCCTAACCGCAAATGGAACCGTTGCGGCTGATGTGCAAGGGCCAACGGGGCCAACGGGTCAAAGTGGTCTTGTGGTTTCCTTGAACGGCGCTGAAATACCAATGAACAACGAGGTTGGAGGCAGTGAGGCGGGGGTTGATCCAAGGCCAAACAATTCAACCACTCAGGCAAAGCTTGATGAGGCGTTCTTAGAGATTAATCCATTGCTTGCCCAAATGTCGGACCTTCCTCAAGATGCAGTTGTTTGGGGGAGATTTGTTTTTGCGAAGTCGCAAACATTTACAACAACGGCGGGCCAGACAACTTTTACCATTACGGGGGGTTATACGCCAGACGCGCAAACAGTCGTTGTTTATGACGGGGAACAATTAAAAAGGGGGGATTTCATATCCGCATCCCCCGATAGTGTAGGAAATAGCGCGTCAGTAATATTGCAAGATCAATTTCTCAATAGATTTAACCTAACATCTGTTCCATCTGGTAAGTCGGTTGAGATAAGATTTGTTCAAGCGTCCTCAAGGAAGTGGGATTATTCATCACAAGATTGGACGGATAATGCGGCTGAATTTGATAGCCCTGTTTTCTTTTCGCCCACTGTTCTTTCTCAAGAAGTTTTGACACAAACCTTGCAAGCTCAAGAGGTAACGGCGGGTCAGCTTATTGTAAATGAAGATGTAGACCTTTTGGATGGTGCGGCTTGGCGCATAGGAAAGCAAAGCTATTCAGACGCTAACAATGGCATTTTCTTCGGAAACCCTGCTGGGTCTGGATCTTCAAACTTTGATTTCGCGTTTACGGCGTTAAGCAACTCTGGCCTAACAACTGAACACGGGATTGAGTTTACCCCATTACTTACAAAGCTTATTCAACCGACGATTACAAAGCAAGCAACTGGCACGGTCGCAATCTCCGATATTACAGCTACGACTAGCAGTGTAACTACCATAAAAAGCTCAAGCGTCAATCCAAATGCTATCCAAGTAACCTTGAACGGTATTGGCGGTGGTGGCGGCGGTGAGGGCGCGGAAAGCCAAAATGGAACCCGCGCACAATCGGGGGCTGATACCACTTACCGCTTGACGATTGTTGGTGGGGCAAACGCTGCAAATAGCCCTTATAATTTTACTGCATTAGGGGGCGCGGCGGCGGTAGGTCGAGGCGCTGCAAAAACAGATGGTGATGCGGGCCAAGCAAGTTCAAGAGCGACGGGCGGCGGTGGTGGTGGCGCGGGCCAAACAGGTGGGGCTGGTTCGCTTGGCTCGGGCGGCGGTGGCGGTGGTGGTCGTGACTATAACTGGAATACAAGCTCGAAGCATGGTGGCGCTGGCGGCGGCGCTGCTCAAACCATTAACAACACCTTTGACATTAGCGATGCAACGGAAGTTACGTTAAGTCAGATCGTTGTAGGCGCGGGCGGCGCGGGCGGTGATAGTACGCGAGGGCATGGCGGTGCGGGCGGCGGCGGCGTTATCTTTGGAACAATCCAGACAAGCGGTCTTGATCCCGTTGTTTTAAATACGCAAACAGACTTGAACAATATGTTCAATGCTTCTGCTACAGACGGGTATTTTAACCACCCATCTGGATTGCAGCTAAGATTTGGAACGCTTTTTAGTAATACGGACACGGATCAAACGGTTACACTTACAACGCCATTTACCACTGACGGGTTAGTAGGCGTTGTGGGTGCTGAAAGTCTTGTAAAATCCGTGAGTAGGACAAATTTTGTTTGCAATAGGGATAACGGCTATAGCGGTAGCTTTAATATGTTTTACATTATGATTGGTTATTAACTGCCTGATTGATGCAAAACCTAAACTATGATACGTTCCCAGTATCGCCAAAAAGGAGACTTATGATATGGCTACTTTAAACAACAGGGTCTTTGATAATGGCCTTACGACTTTAGACACGGAAGCAAATAAAGTTCTTGTTACCTCACAAGAAGCATCGACTTACGCAGAAGCAAATTCCACTTATGCTTTAGGAAATTCAACTTCCCTTTCAATCGGCGCACCAGCGGATAGAAGCGGCGGCGGGCGCAAGGTTACGGTAGCTTCCATTACAGATGGCTCAGTAAGCGCGACAGGCACGGCAACGCATTATGCGCTTGTAGACACTAATAATAGTCGTTTGCTTGCTACGGGCGCTCTCACGGCTTCTCAGGCGGTAACTTCTGGCAACACATTTACCCTTGCGACTTTTGACATAGGTATCCCAGACCCTGCATAAGTAATTTCAATTAGGGGGCTGCTATGGCTTTAGTATTTGCGGATCGCGTCAAGGAAACCACAACCACAACCAGCACAAGTGATTACGCGCTTGGCGGGGCGGTCAATGGGTTTCAAACCTTTGCGGCTATAGGGAATGGAAACACAACCTATTATGTCTGCACGGACGATAGCGATTTTGAGATTGGTATCGGAACCTACTCTACAACGGGGCCGACACTAGCGCGAACAACTATCATAGCGTCAACTAATTCTGGAAATGCTGTAAATTGGGGGGCGGGATCAAAGAATATCTTTGTTTCAGAACCCGCCTCCAAAGCCTTTATCGCGGATGCGAGCGGTAATTTTAATATCCCAGACAATAAAAAGATCAATCTTGGAACAGGGTCTGACCTACAGATTTTTCATGATGGCAACAACAGCAAAATTGTAGAAGCTGGCACAGGCGTTTTAGAAATACAAACTAACGGCAGTGAAATTCAAGTAACAGGAGGCTCTGGTTCAGAGTACCTAGCTAGGTTTATAAACAATGGAGCTTTTGAGGCTTATTATAATAATTCGTTAAAACTCGCTACCACCTCTGCGGGGATTTCTATTAGCGGTAATATTGCGGCAAGCGGAACCATTGATGGCCGTGACGTTGCAGCGGATGGTACGAAGCTAGACACGGTAGAAACAAACTCGGATGTAACTGATCAAACAAATGTAGGAGCCGCACTCACGGCCTTCTCTACGGGTACTGACGCATCTTCTACGGATCTTATACCAATCTATGATGTAAGCGCGAGCGCATGGGAAAAGCAAACCGTTGCGAATGTTGCGCTTCAAGGGCCGACAGGATCAACGGGGCCGACTGGGCCAACAGGTTCCAAAGGACAAAAAGGCGAGGTCGGGGCTGCGGGTTCCAACGGAGCCAAGGGCCAAAAGGGTGAGATTGGCGCGACAGGAAGCACAGGGCCGACAGGCCCGACTGGCGCGAAAGGACAGAAGGGCGAAGTTGGAAATACTGGCCCCACAGGCGGCACTGGCCCTACTGGATTGACAGGAGCCAAGGGCCAAAAGGGAGAGGTTGGGAACACAGGCCCATCAGGTTCAAATGGCTCTAATGGCGCTAAAGGTCAGAAGGGTGAGGTAGGAAACACAGGACCAACGGGTGGCACAGGACCGACAGGATTGACAGGCCAGAAGGGGCAGAAGGGGCAGACTGGAGCCACAGGACCAACGGGGCCGACAGGATCGACTGGAGGCACTGGAAGCACAGGGGCTAAGGGTCAAAAAGGCGAAGTCGGAAACACAGGTTCTACTGGTCAGAAAGGCCAGAAAGGGCAAACAGGAAGCACGGGTTCTACGGGTGGAACTGGCCCGACAGGCCCACAGGGACAGAAGGGACAGAAGGGCCAGACGGGGAACACAGGGTCGACAGGTGGCACTGGTCCTACTGGGCCTACGGGAAACACAGGCGGCACTGGACCGACAGGGCAAAAAGGACAGAAAGGTCAAACTGGGAACACAGGTCCTGCTGGCGGCACAGGAAATACGGGGCAAAAAGGGCAAAAAGGGCAGACGGGGGCTACAGGCGGCACAGGTGGAACTGGACCCACTGGCCCAACTGGTCCGTCAGGATCAACAGGTAGCACGGGCGCGAAAGGACAGAAGGGACAAAAAGGCCAGACTGGATCAGGCGGCAGCACAGGGCCGACAGGCCCCGCTGGATCGACAGGCCCGACAGGCCCGACAGGCCCATCAGGAACATTTAGCGGAAGCTTCAACGGTGTAATTACCCAATCTAGTGGTCAGCCTTTCTGGCAAAATCAGAAGAATGTTACTTCAAGTTATACAATTACGAACAATTATAACGCTATGAGTGCTGGCCCTATTACTATCAATAGCGGTGTTACGGTTACGGTTGGCACTGGCGAAAGTTGGACTATCGTATGATGGCAAATATTTACATTTCATCAGATTTTGGGCTTCAATGGAATAATATTTCTATCACACCAGATGAGCTTGCAGAGGAAATTTCAGGTATAAGTGTTGTTGATGAAAAGTTGGTTTTTGATATGGTAAGAATATTCAACATTGTTGATAATGAATATATCATGGACACGGACGGTTCTGAGCATAAGATCAAGGACATAGCTTCAAGAGTGTTTAGAAAGGCAAGGGGTCGAATATGGAACACACAAAATACCGTGTAATATTTGATGATCCAGACCGCCTTGAAGAACCGACTAAGGTTTTGGTTCCCGCTCAACAATGGTTAGACCAAGCTATGGCGGGCGAGTTGCCGCCTATCTGGATATATTGGCAGCTTCAAGACGATGAACAAAAGGCTATAAATGAGGGTCGGCACGAAGATTTTGAGCATGATCCTAAAAAACACGCCTTGCAATACACCGCCCCTCGCATTGGGCCTCTTACGGAAGAAGAAGCTATGGAATATTTGTGTATGAAAGATTTGCCTCGCAAGTGTTGGGCAGAAGAACACAACCGCCCAATGTTTAAGATTGTGCGCACAGAAGAAGTGCCAAGCGATAGACAGTTTCGTAATGCTTGGGAGATGACGTTATGAGTACAGTTAAAGCAAATTCTTTTGCAAATACCTCTGGTGTTCCATACTACCCAGCTGCTTGTATGGTAACTCTGAACGGTACAGGTACAATCGCAATCACTGGGTCAGATGGAATATCTAGTATTACAGATAATTCTACCGGCGAATATTATTGCGATTTTTCAAATGCTTTTGGAAACACAAACTATCATATGACCGCCA